CTCCCCACCGCCTAGCAAAAGATAGCCCAGACTATCGGCAACGTGGGAGTTGTGGTCTTTGTTCGGAACATCCTTGAAACGTTCATGCCCCGATCCCATTGCCACTCTTTTGAAGTGATAGCCTCCAGCGAGAGCTTTTCGGAGCCGGACACACTCTCTATGCACCATAAAGCCGGGTTTACCATCTATCAATCGGGTCATAGGGATAGCTCCGGCCTCTCGTCTGGTCTTAAATTCGTTGGTAGCCGTGGGCCGAGCGACTAACCCATGTGTCTTGAGGTGATCAAAGGCTGTCTGTTCATAGATCATATCTCTGGCCGAACCGGCTGGATCGCCCCATATCATGCACTCATACTTCGGAAACCATGTCTCTAGTTCGGATTTTAGCAAATGGGCAAAGCGTTCAAGCCCCATATCAAACGTCACTATCTCTCGGAGAATATGCCACCGGCCATTCTGCATTTTCTGACCAAACACGGCAGAGGGTGTAAGACCAAAGTCCAGACCCACTTGTACCGGAATACCTTCTTGTATGGTGAGATCATCGGACATGGAGTGGTCATCATATTCGGGCCATACTGGACGGCCCTCTTGAACATAGGAATACTTTCCCTCGGCATAGCATCGTATCCAATCCAAGGTCTTGCCGGGTACGAGCTGTTCGTAATATCCAACCGGTAGATTGTCTAGGTTTTCAGCCTTTGGGTTTGTCTGCCACCACTTTCCTGCTTGATACATATACCCTTGAGCCTCTGGCATATCGGCTGGTACTTCATCGGCATGCACTTCTTTGACACCGCCCGGTTGTTTGTAGAAAGCCCATTTAAATTTTCCGGATGGCTTTTCTTTCTCAGCCATATGATAGAGGTAATGGTCATCATCACAAGGGTTACTGTCAAGAATGATACCTCTCCAGGTCGGGCCACCGTCAGACTTCGTAGGATACCGGCCCACACGATGCGATAATCCATCAATCACGGCTTTGGGTAACTCTTTTGCCTCGTTTACAAATGCTCCTGTAAGTTCCAGAGACAAAAGCTTTCGTACATCTTTCGGTTGATCCAGAGCTAGAAACAAGACCTCCATATCGATACCAGACGCTCCTTCTTTTGAGGGGAGGCGAATATGATGCTTGATTGGCGGTGCATGATGCACATTTCCCCAGATATCCTCCGGGAATAGTTCCAGCCATGTCTTGAGAGTTGTAGTCTTGAGCATAGGATAGGAGTTTCGTACCACCGCAAATCGTGTGTATTTTATCCCATCTCTAGGGCTAGGTTTCTGCATAACGGCTCTCCGAAACAACTCAGCACAACAAGCATACGACTTGCCGGAACCCACTGGCCCCATGATCGACTTGATAAAACTATCATCGTTGAGAAACTTCCATAGAACCGGTGACCGCTCAAAGCTAAGGTTCATTCCTCCATCGGGCGTGATTTTCTTTTCTTCCATCGAAACTTCTCCTTTCTGATATATGCCTTTAGTTTTGCTACCAGCTCTGGCCGTAGATACCGCACCTGATACAACCTCTCATCCGGCTTGATAGGTTTGAGAGCAAACCGTTTAGCAAACTCCTCGTCTTCATCCATCCTTTGGGCCTACCATCTTTACTTCTACGACAGCCGGTTTATCGCTGGTCTTGTCCTGATCCAGCAAGCCAGATGCCTTAGCCAACGTTTGCAACACCCTAACCTTATCTATCATCTCAATATCAATCGCATTACGACCGTCCGGTGTCGGTACAATCCTAATCTTTTTTATTGCAGTGAGGACACTATCCGGAATATCAGCACTCGGTTTGACCGTTATATTCCCCTCTGCATCCCATGACATAACATCCGATATCTTAGCCGTTGAAAGATTGATGAGTTCCTGGGCTAACTTATCCCGGTTGTCAAAGATAACATCAGAGCCACCAACCTTTCTTTTTACAGAACGAACTGATCCCAGCTCTTTAAGATTAGGAAACTGTATCTTTGGTCGCTTAGATCGGGATTTCGTCATCTAAAATGTCCTCTGTCGCTCTGTTAAACGCTTGCACATTATCCCTTGGCTTTTGCTCAAATAAGGATAGCCATACTTCGCCATTCTCATTCTGTAAGGGAAGGGCATTAAGCTTGATCCCGGTGATCTTACCGTCATCTCCTTCGAATGCTACACCGACATTTGTCCAGCGTTTCTTTTCTTGGCCGACAACTTTACGGCCCGATACTACGTCATAAAATTTCATTTTTACCTCCTATGTTTAATGAAAAATATTTTTGTGGGACATCCGCACCTACACACGACCCCCACCCCCCCAAGGGTGCCTTTTTTTCTGTGGCCCACCCGGCATACCTTTTTTTTATAGCGTCATAGTGCATGTGTATAAATCCTAGATGTTCATCTATGTTTTGTACGGCTGGTAAATTTAGAACGACCCACCGTCTTTTTAATAACGTCTTCAACACTCGGCTTGTCCTTTTTATTAAAGTAACTATCGTAATATCCAAGAGAGAAGGGCGGTCGTTTACCACTCTTAGCGTAGTAGTTCAAAGATGTTAAGAAGGTTTTGAGTATTGTGTTCTGGCTATAACCTGAGGCTAAGTACTTCTCTACGATTGCTATCTGCCTCTCATCGTTCTGCCATCCTGCCATCGATCCTAGCCTTGTCTCTCGCTCTTTTGCATAGACCTTGCAGATCTTCATACTGATTTCTCTTATACTAGTACTATTAGTTCTAGTACTATAGTTCTGGTCAACTCCCAGGTTTACTTTTTTGGCCTCTTGGTCAACCCCCAGGTTGACTTTTGTAGTAGTAAAGTCAACGTCAGGTTTACTTTTCTTCACCGATAAGTCAACGTCAGGTTGACTTTTTGCAATAACTTTCAGTGTCTCCTCAGCGTCTTGTTGCTCTACAAACTCCGGTTTATTATGTGCAAGAATATCCTCATCAGTAGTTGCCGGATCATAAATAACGCGCCACGTTGCTCCCTTTCTACCCTTCTTCCTCAGTGGGTTCTCTTTGTATATCTTCTTAATGTAGCCACACTTCTCAAGCAAGCGCATTTGCCGGCTGACAGCCTGTTTCGATATACCCAATCGATTGCCAATAGTGAGCTGGTTTGTGAAGACTATCCCAGAGTATTTGTTTGCATGGCAACACAATGTACCCAGCACTCGGATAGAGGCATTCTGTATTCTTTGATCCGCAAAGACCCGGCTAGGCATGACAGAAAAAGGAGAGGGAGCTACCGTATTATCGACAGACATTGTATGCTTTTTGGGAGGCTGTAGTAACTCATGCCGGGCTTGTTTAATCTCTGCTAACTTCTCACTATCTCTCATAGGTAATATTCGTCCTGCATTGTTTCTTTCTCGCTATCGGATCTCTGACTTGATCCAGTGCCTGGGCTATCTGAATACAATCATTAAAGTTATTGAAGACCAATCGCTTGACCATTATCTCATCGGATAGCTCTATGTCTCTGATCAGTATCAAGATCAAACTATAGGTCGCTATTTCCATACTTCTCATCCATAAGTTTCTTGATATTCTCTTCTAGATCCATGTAGATCAGTGCGTAATTATCATCCTCATTGACTAGCTCCTCATGTCTTTTGGTGTAGTGAAGAATAGATGCATGATCCTTGTTAAATATGGTGCCTATCTGATTGAGTGAGAACCGGCCTAGTCTCCGGGCAACGGCTGTAAACAAGGCACGAAATCGAATATGCTCCGCTCTGGCTTTCTTATGTAAGGCAAACTCATGCAATGGCATCGGGCTGACTTTATCGAAGAAATGCATGAACTGGCCCAAGGTTACACTTCCACTATCAGCGTACCGGGATAGGATGCCTCGACAAGCTTCTTCTTTAAACGATAGATAGGTGTCTTGAAGCCTTTGACATCCTCCACTATCTGGCCCTCCTTTTGGCCTGTTTTCGTTGGAACTATCCATTCGCCTTTCGAGTTCCTGTATGTTTCTCTCTCGTCCTCGCGAACGGTGAAGTAAGAAAAGTCTGCCCTGTAACTGCATATTTTTGCCCCATTGATTATGATGTCGTATTTTGGCTGTAACTCTAGGTGGGTTATCATGCCGGACTTCTCCAGCAACTTTAGC